CAGCGCGGATCCGTCACCTCAAAGGGCACGGTCTGATTCTCGAGCGGCGGCACCGGCTGGGCGCTCTCATACAGGGAGACCTCATGCCCGAGGTCTCGCATCATGCGAACAAAGTTCCGCACCTTCTGCGAATACGCACAATGGGCGTAATCCGTCGTGGCGAGCGTATGCGACAACCCGCAGACGTGGAACCGCATTAGGGACTCATCTCGGTAATCTTCATGCCCGAGGTCGAGACCCCGCCCATGAACCGCCCCCCGCTGTTCCCGTTGACCCACATCGTATTCCCCGGTTGGTTCCCAGCCCGGATCTTAAAGGTCGTGGCGCTGGTCGTCCCGGCCACCATCAGATAATCCAGATACAGGATATACATCCCACCCGCGCTACTGGCGGGAGTGAAGATCGGCACCGCCGCAATCGCATCTGTCCCGCTGTCCTGAAAGAGCGCCATCATGAGCCACGTTTGGCTGTTACTCGGACTGCCAATGATGGTCGCTTCAATCCGCAGCCGATTCGACGCGTTGATCGGCGTAATCGTCGCCGTGAAATACTGATCCCCTTCGGTGCTCTGCGGAATCGTGTTATCAATCGGGATCGCCGTCGGACCCGTCGAGTAGGTCAGATATTGCGTCATCACCTCTTGCACCACGACCCCGCCAGGACCAGCCGGACCCGTCGCGCCGGTCGGGCCAGTCGCCCCCGTGGCGCCAGTGGCCCCGGCCGTGCTGCCCGCCGCGCCCGTCACCCCAATCACACCCGTCGCGCCCGTCGGTCCGGTCGCACCCGTCGCGCCCACGGTGCCTCCCGTGCCCGCCGGACCAGTGGCACCCGTGGGACCAGTCAGACCCACGGGACCCGTCGCCCCGGCCACACTCAAGGGCCGCGTGACCGCCGCAGCGTCCTTATACGCCGGCGCCACGGGACTCGCCGTGCTATCGCTAAAGACCGTGACTTTCCCGGTCGCAGGCGTCGCAATCGACGCCGGATCCTGCTGTTTAATCGTCAGGCCAGCCATTACGGCGAATACTCCGTGATCTTCATCCCAGAGGTGCAGACCCCGCCGAGCAGACGACTCCCGCTATTCCCGTTCACATACAGAATGCTGCCACTCTGCGGCCCCGCCCGAAGTTTGAACGTCGTGGCGCTCGTCGTGCCCGCCGTCATCTGATAATCAATCGAGAGCATGAACACCCCGCCAGAACTACTCGCACTCGTAAAGATCGGCACCGCCGCGACCGCATTCGCGGTCGAATCCTGAAAGAGCGCCGCCATCAACCAGATCGCGCTGTTATTCGGACTCGCATAAATGATGGCTTGGATCCGCAGGCGATTGGAGCTACTCGACGGCGTAATCGTGGCCGTAAAGTATTCGTCGCCTTCGGTGTTTTGCGGGATGCTGTCGTCAATCGGGATCGCCGTGCTCCCGCTCGAATACGTGGTGTATTGGGTGCTAATCACTTGCAGCACAATGCCGCCGCCGCCATTCGGGCCGGTCGCGCCCGTGGACCCGGCCGCCCCTGTGGCACCCGTCGGACCCGTCGCACCGGCTGGGCCTGTCGCCCCGGTGGGTCCAGTCGGCCCAGTCGCCCCTGCCGGTCCAGTGGCCCCGATCGCCCCGCCGCCACCCGCCGGCCCTGTGGCACCGGTGGGTCCAGTGGCACCCGTGGGTCCAGTGGGACCAGTGGCCCCCGCCATCGGATGCGTGGCGCCGGCATCGTCTTTATAGGCCGGCCCAACCGGACTGGCCGTGCTATCAATAAAAATCGTGTCACTGCCCGTCGTCGGCGTGGGAATCGTGGCCGGCGTGCTTTGCTTGATCGTGATGCCCGATCCGGTTGCCATTAGTCCACCTGAATCAGAAAGCCGTTGATCACGATGATGCCTTCGTTGTCAATCGTCATCGCCCAGAGTGATTGAATGAAGACCGGCACGGTAAACGTGTCCCCGCTCGCAATGAAATACGGCACCCCACCACCCGCAGGCCCCGTCGGGCCGGTCGCGCCAGTCGATCCGGCCGGACCTGTGGGTCCAGTCGGCCCAGCCGTGCCGCCCGCCGCATTCAACCGTTGGAACCAGAGATACCACGGACGCGAACAGATCACGCCCTTCTCGCCAATCGGCTCCAACCACTGCGGCATCGCGGTGGGATTCGCCACTAGCTCGTGCCTTCCTCGTAATCCACCGTAAAGCTAATCCAGCTCACAAAGACCGGATCGCTCGAGGTCAACTCCACCACGGGATTCCTGGCCCGTCCCAGCATCAGGAGAAACGCCCGCCGCTCGTATTCCCCGATCTTCCCCATGCTCATCGTGAGTTCATCGTCCCAGGTCATTCCCCCGTCACGAGAGAGCCGGAACATCACGATCGGATCGGAGCCTTGCCCCGTGGACAACCCCACGCCCGCCTGCAGAATCAACTCCACGCGGCTGATCCGAATCCATTTGTTCTGCGCGAACGGCAGCGCGAAGCGCCGCAACCGGCGAATGGGATACGAGGTCGAGACAATCGGCGGGGCGGTGGTCTCCGTAATGAGCCATGTGCAGGCGAACCGTGTCGCCGCAGGCGTATCCGTGCCCACCGCTTGCAAGTCCAGCCGATCTGTCACCGCGCCGAAGGACGCATTCCCCGATCCCACCGTGAGCACGTCCGTGCCGGTCATGGTATTGACCGAGGACGTATTCGCAAAGGCCGCCCGTGTCGTAAAGAGATAGGACGTGCTCCCCCCAGGCGCCGTGCTGAAATTCACACACAACCCAGACAGCGTAAACGTGTCAATCGGCCCCGGCAGGCTCATCGAAAACTCGGACATCGGCCAGCGACTCGGATTCGTCGAAGGCGTCGGCGCGGCCGAGGTCGTCCAGGCCCAGCCGCCGCCTTGCCCGGTCGCATAATCCGTGGATCCGTCGTTGATGGGATTCGCGTTGGCGGTATCAAAACTGAGCGCGGACTGCCCATCCGTGGCTGCCGTGACCGCCACCGAATACGTCAGGAGGGCCGTGGCTGGCGCGGTGCCCCCAGAGATCAGCTGCACAATCGCCAGCCGGTCCAGCACCGCCAGCGGCAGCGTAAACTCACCAAAGGCGTCCGTATCGGCCGCCCCGAGCGTGACCTGGGTATCGACCGTGCCGCCGGAGCCATCCTGCAGCACACCGTTCAGCATCGCCGCAAACGTGCGATGGGCGCCAGCCCCCGGCGCAGTGTCAATCTGCACATCCAGCCGCGTCAGCGACCCAATCAGAGGCACCACGCTATGGCTCTGAATCTCGTTGATCGCTTCGCTGCCGCCGCTAAAGCCGCCCTGCCCGTTGAAGGGCGCCGAATACAGCACCGCCGAGGCTGGGAGATTCGTCACGCCCCAGGACGAGACCCCATAGCCGCTTTCCCCGTCGTTGTCGCTCTCAAAGGTCAGCGACCACGCCACCATGACCGAATACTGATTGACGCCCGGTTCAATCGTGCCCGTGCCGCGCCCAATCGCCACCCGGTCCCCTGGGCTGATGGTGACGCTCGCGGTCGTATTTTGCGCCGAGGACATGAACATCCCCGGCGTCGGAGAGGGATTCGACGCATGCGCCGGCACCGTCACCGTCAGCGCGGTCGGAGCATCGTTGATGTAGAGCGTGAAGGCAATATCCGGCCAGCCGTTTCCAGCCGGATTCTCTTCGGGATGCACAATCTCCACATAGAGATGCTTGAACGACCCCGCGACCGACCACGGATGGCTGAATTGAAACTTCTCGTGCGGATGGCCCCCTTGCTCCCAGAGGTTCCCGCGGAGCGCGGTATAGACCGGGTAATCGGATTGGTTCCCCAGTGTGCCGTAGGTCTTCCCGACCACGTATTGCTTCACGACTGCCGGATCCGTTCCTGAAGATCCGCCGGCAATAGGGGCAGCACCTCCTCAATCGAGACGCCCGACCGCTCACAGAGCGCCCGCAGCTTCAGCACCCGCACGCGCAGTTCCCCAAATTTCTCCAGGCTGCGCTGAAACCGATCCGCAATCTCAGGCGCCTTCATGTCGGCGCCACGATTTCATCGGTATGCAGGTCCATGCTCATCTCGTAGATCGCCCCCGAGAGCCGATCCCCAACCAGATGCAGCCCAAACTCAGAGATATGGCACCCCGCCACATGCGGCAACCACACGGCGTTGGTCGTGTCCCAGATGTTCCACTCGGCCCAGGTGTTCATCGTGATGTCAAAGAGCCATGTCCGATCATTCCGCGGCAACAGGAGCGCGACGAAGATATGCCCGTTCATCTGAAAACTGAACGTCCTGGCATCCGTCGGAATATCCTGCATCTGGATCTGGTGCTCGAGGCCGAACGTGGAGATGCGCTGAGGGGTATAGCCATCCGCACGGTTCATCATCCCCCAGCCGTCCACACTGCTCCCGAGCCAGAAGATCGTGTTATCCGCCCGATGCACCGAGAACGGCCCGAGGACGCCAAACTCCAGCACCACACCCGAGACCGGCGCCCAGATTTCAGAGGCCACGCCGGTATTCACATAGACTTGCGTGGTCTCGCCGCCCATGAACCAGATTTCCTCATGGCTGCGAATCATCGCGCCGAGGTTGTCCGCCGTGCTCGAGCGTTCCGCGACATCCAGCGGATCCCAGATGAGGAAGTCTTCAAGGTTCGACCAACTAAATGACCGTGACCCGCCGCCCTTCAGCGCCAGCCCGTAGCCGTTCAGAAACTCCACCATGCGCGTCGGATCAGGGAAGTCGGGATCAGTGATCTGGGTAAACGTGTCCGTCGCGGTGTTATAGACGTAGCCATCCCCGCCCGAGGCGATCATGATCTGATTGCCCGCCGTGCCATTCGAGCAAAACGACACCGGCTGATTATCGTCGGTGACGGTATACGTCGTCCCAATAGTCCCGTTGGCGAAGAACTCGCCAAACAGGGTCCCCCCGACCGCAAACGCCCGCCCGTTGATACTGAATAACCCCCGGATCGGCTGCTCCGGCCAGACCAGCAACGGATGAATACCCGGCGTGCCCTGCAGATACTTCGGGGCCTTCGCATCGCCCCCGGGCTGCGTCGATTCGGTAAAGAGATTAATCGTGCGGCCGATCTGCGCTTGCGGGCTGCGCTCCGTGTTGGAGCCGTCCACGAAGCCTTGCACCGTAATGCGCGGCATTAGCCGACACCCAAGAGCGGCAAGCGCGTGGTCGGGGTCGCGCCACCGCTGGTCGGCGTCCGAGCGCCATAGGTCAGCAGCGTGGCCGAGGGCTTTTCATTCGCGTATTCGACGGCCAGCCAACTGGTAGATCGTGCGCCAGTCGCAAGCCGCAGTTCATCATAGTAGCCGTCCCACGATCCTGTCCCGCCACCAGAGGGATTATCCCCGAGATGCCACGTTTCACTCCGCGTGCCCGCTGCCGGGAATGCCGTTTGAAAATCAAACGTAAAATCTTTATAGAGGTTTGTTGTAACTCCAGAGACTGTCTGTAGCCACTGGATCATTTGCCACGCACCCGTCGTATACGTCAGTGTGCCTGGCAACGCCCCCTGATTCCCGCCGATGCCCCCATAGCCAATTTTATTGCTGATGATGAAAAGGGATAATTCCCTCTGTGTTGTATCAAAGACGCCGACGGTGGAGGGTAATGTCGTCGGATAAATCCAGAGACTTATTGTGAAGTCTCCATTGTTCAGAATCGTATCCACGGGCGTGCTGGGAAACGTGACTTTATTCCCGCCCGTCACCGCAATCGCGCCATCCACGAGACCCGCGACCGCCGTGCCGCCACTGTTCGTGCCGTTATAGGCATTCGCGGTCGAGTCATTCACCGTCAAGGATGAGCCATTCGGGAAATGAGAGACCAGGGTATAGTTATTGCTCCACGTCGAGGTGGAACTCCCATCGGTCGAAATTCCACTATCCCCGAAGGCTAGATAAAACACCGTGTCAGCGGTATGGGAGATGGTCGGGATCTTCACATGCAGCTCAACGGCGCCCGTCGTGGCCACGTAGGTCGAGGCGACGAGTTCATACGTAAGCGCCGTCGTCAGCGCACTATCGGCATAGGGGCGGATGTCATAGCCATTGCCGTTCTGGACATAGCCGCCATTCCCGATGGTCTTGAGGTCTGCATCCGTGACCCAGATCGCAATCGGGAAGTCGGTTGAATCCACAATGCCACATTGCGTATGATCAATCGTCACGGACTTGTAATAGCCAAAGGCCATCAGCCGAGCGGCAAATACGCCGGGAGATAGTGCGTCTGCACACTCTTGAGCAGGGCCGCAAGGTCCGCATCATCGGCCTGAATCACGCCGGCCGCGACCTTCCGCAAGCCGCTCTGGAGACCCCCGTAGGCCACGAGAAACGCCCGCAGTGCCAGTTCTTCCGGGGTCGGCTCGACCGGTGGATCCGGCGGCTTCGGCGCCGGCACAGTCAGGTCAATCGGCGTGCCCAGCGGCAATGCCTTGAGGTCATTGATCGCGGTCTCGCCACCGACCACGTTCCGTAAGATCGATTTCAGTCCCTCTACGGTGGTCCCAACAGGCAGCACCCGATCCAGGCGGATCTTGAAGGCGACGTTATCGGTGACAATCGCCACCACATGCGCGGAGCCATCCGAGAGAATGTCCAACGTCTCCAGAAATGCCGTGAGGGCCATCAGATTCCTTTGTATCCGCTCGCGGACACCTTCGTGCTGGATCCCGTCGTCACATTCGCCACGAAGATCGCCGTCGCCGTCGTCGGTTGCCGCAGGGGCACTGGAAAGGTAAATGAACCGCCCGATGTGCCAGTTCCCGTCCCCGTCCCAATTGGCGCCGGCACGGTATATAAGGTGGTGCCCCCGCTGCCATCTTGAATCACGATGTCCGTCGGCACGGTCGTGCTACCATTCGAAACCGTGATTTGGGTAATGTAATTCCGTAGACCAGACGCGGGGGCTGCCAGCAGCGACGTGGTGGTGGTGCCCGTCATCGCTGACGTAATCGCCCCAGACACGAAGTTCTCTGGATTCGCATAGGGCAGGACAATCAGTTTGCCCGCGAGGTCTGCGACGAGCTGCACGAGCCGCCCAGCCGTCACCGCGGCATTCTCTGCGCTGACCGCTTGGGCACCGTTGTTGGTAGGGTTGCCCGTGATCGCCACGTTCGTGGCATTCGGACCACCAACGGCCAGGATGCCCGCCGCAGAGCCCCCGTTGACGGTCGTCGTCCCGTTGACTTGCGCGAGATTGACGGATTGATTCGCCGGCAGGGCCACCGAATCCGGCGTCACCAGCAGCTTAGTCATGTTGGCGATACCCTGCACCGTCACGACCCCGGTCGCTGGCGTGCCGGCCGCACCGCTGCCAATCACATGCTGCGAGGTAATACTGCCCGCCGTGACCCCCGTGGCGCCCACGAGGTTCCCGCCGACATTGACACCCTGATAGTCGGCCGAGGCCGGCACCGCCGCGCCTGTGGCACTCGCTGCCGCGTTCCCACTCGAGCCAGCCGCGACGTTGACCTTGAGATAGCCCGAGGCATCCAGCGTCCCGCCGGCCATGTTGCCGCCGTTGTCGATGAAGCCTGCGGCCGTGCCCGTCGGAGGGAACAGCGCCCCAAAGGTCGAAGCCGTGCCCCCAGTCCCGCCACCGGAGACAATCGTGACGGGGACGGAGCCGTCCGGCTCAAGGCCGATAATGCGTTCGGAGTTAGCGGCCACGGTTCACCCACTCCCAGAGGCGCACATACCACGGGCGCAAGGACCGCTGAAGCTCGTAGAGGTCACGCACCCAGACCGCCCGAATCTGTGCCACCATCTCATCGGACAAGGGCATGCCCGTGCGATACGTCACATGCTCCGGCGCCGGAATCGGCATCCGAGGCAGCACGGATCCGCGATGCGAGTTCGCCATTAGATGCCCACCAAGGCGACGGTAATCGTGCCGCCGCCGGTAATCGACGTGCCCACGCTCACCTTGATGAACGCATAGGCGCCGGGGGGCAACTGATAGGCTTTCTGCAGCCCGCCGCTGACTTCCGAGACCGACAGCGGGCTAATGCCCGTCACGCTGCTCCAGGTCGTCGGCGGCAGCACGATGGTGTTTGAACTGGGCGTCCCCGTGACGTTGTAATAAGCTTCCTCGACAATCACGGTGCCCGTGCTGAGCGTCCCCGACCCAGCGAGATAGATGGTCAGGTCCCGGTAGCCTTTGACGTTGACGGCCTTACTGGATCCAGAACTGACCCCGTTGAGCAGCACCGTCTCGAAGGCGGGCAGCGACATTAGCTTGACCCATACAGCGCCACCATCAGCGTGGCCGTCGTGGTCGTGCTATTCACCCGAATCAGCCGCAAGGGAATCAGGGCACCCGCGACACAGGTCAAACTGATCGTCCCGCCATTCTGCAGCACCCCAATGACCACCCCAGCGCCCCCGATGTAAATCGCGTCGCACGGCTTGACGTTCCCGCCCGTGGTAGAGACCGACGCATCGAAGTTGACCGTATTGGACTTGGTAATCGCGGTCGCAAGCGCGTAGCTCTGATTGTAGGCAACAGCCATCGTTACACCGCGTAAAAGGCGACGAGTTTATCGGCGCCCAGATTCGTGCTATTGACGCGAATCGCCCGAATCGGCAGGAGTTCGCCCGTCACCGCCGTGAAGTTCACCACCACGCCATCCTGCAGGACGCACGGCACCACCCCACCCGCCCCCACATAGATCGCATCGCAGGGCGTCACGGCTTCCCCGATGGCGCTCGTCGTGCCGTCGAAGTTGATGGCATCGTCCGGCGTGATGGCGAGGGCGTTACTGTAGGACTGATTGAAGGACACAGCCATAATTAGCGTCCGTAATAGCCCGTGTTCGTGTCGTTCAAGATGTTGTAGGCCCCGCCAGCCGTCGGCACGAGCGCGGCATCGACACCCAACAGCCCAGGCTGCAGATTCGCCCGCTTGATCTTCGCGTAGGCGTCCGCCGCCAGCCCTGGCAGCAAGGGCGGCACCGGCATCGTAAACGGCGTGCAGAGCCGCAGCGCGAGTTGATAGATGAAGGCGTCCTGATACCCTGCGGGCCCCGTCACGGTCGAACTGAGCGCCGCCGGCACCGCTGGGCCTTGCTTCGTTGCGATGTAGATCTTCACGTTCTGCGTCGGCATCGGCCAGACGAAGAAGGAGCCGTTCAGCGACGTGAACGAGGTATTGTAGTAATACTGCGTCGGATAGGAGGAGGTCAGGTCTTTAATCGACAGCGCATTGAACTGATCGTCATTCATCGGCGCCATGATCGTCTCGACTTCTGGGGACGATCCGACCACCACGTAATTCATCTCATCAATCCAGACCGGCCGCTGGGCCACGATGTCCCCGGTCGGACCTATCGTGAAGGTGTTCGTGCTGCTGGGAATCGTAAACGTCAATCGCGCATTGACCGCGAGCGTCAACTGATCCGCCTGCCATGCGTCCAGTTGGTTCTGGAACCGCAAGAGACAGACTTGCGCGTTATAGGCCGAGAGGGTTTCCCCCTGCCCATAGGCGCCAATCTCCTGCAGCGCCTGCGTGACGATGCTCAGGACCGTCGCCACTAGGCGCTCTTCTTGCCCTTCGCGGGTGTCGCCGCGACATCCACCATCACCGCCGCCAGTTCCTGATCCGTCAGATGCGACATCCGCTCCTGCAGCCGGTTCATCCGCGCCTGCTGCTGCATCTCGAGCACCAGTTTGCGGTCTTCATCGGACAACTGCGCCATTTCGCGCTGGACGGCATCCATCGGGGCCTCGCTGGCCGGCGGGATGTGCCCGTAGCCCTTCGCCTCAAAGGCCGCTTCCTGCGCCTTGGCGTCCTTCCCCGGCGGGATCGTAATCTCCTGCCCCTTGGGCGACCACATCAGCTTCGGGAACTCGTGCTGCGCCGTGGTGTCCCAGTCTCTCGGAACTTCCGATGTCTGAAAGAACGTCGGCCGCGGATCATCGGCGCGAGGCGCCAGCGTCAGGTTGTTCAACTGCCGAGGACGGAAGGGCGAGCGCCCCGTCGCATCATTCCCCGTCAGATCCTGAAGTTCCTCTTGGCTCAGCGTCGTCCCGAACTTGTCCTGAAAGATCTTCTGCAGTGCCTGAATGTTCATCTCTCACCTTGATTAAAATGGCGTTACTGGCTTCCAGCTTCGCCTTGACCTCTTCGAGTTGGGCCTGGACCCGAAGCCGCGTATACACCTGCAGCCCGAGTTCCTTCAGGATCAACTCATCGAGCACGGCCATTTACGCCGATCCGGTCAGCGTCGTCACAATGCCAGCGATCACGTTGATTGCTGAAATCGTGGCAAACGGTCCCGCCGTGACACCAGCCGTGGCCCCAGCATGGAACGTCGCCGCCCGGCAATCACCCGACAGGTTGACGCTCGTGCCCGTCGCCACACCCAGGACCGGCGTGGTCAGGGTGACACTGGTCTTGATCGCCGTGGCGCCCGTGTTGATGATGGTCACATCGCCCGACATGGCGACATCCGTGGAGACGCCACCGGAACTGCCGACGAGGATATGGCCATCGGCCAAGGCCCCACCGGCCGACGTGCCGCTCAGGGAGGTGAAGTTGTCATTGATCTGCTTGGCGATGTCTGCGGTAAACGCGCCCTGCTTGACGATGGTCGTTACGGCCATATCTGCTCCTCTACCATTGGCGTCATCGCCGCTGGCATCTCTGGTAAGACCCGTGAAAAGTAATCCCCGTAGGCTTCTCGCCCCGCGTGCCAGCCGTAGAGCCGTCGCGCCCGGCGCCGGATGTAGCTGCGGTCGAACGCATCCCACAGCCGAATGGCTTCGGTGAACTGCTCGAGCGACTTGCACAGCAGGCCCGTGGCCTTGTCTTCGATGTATTCCGTAAACCCGCCCCACGGACTCGCCAGGACCGGCGTGCCGCAGAGTTGCGCTTCCGTCACCACACACGCCGACGGTTCGATGTATTCGGTCGGGCACAGCAGCAACCGAGCCCCAGCCATCCAGCGATTGCGCTCCGACGGCGGCATGTGGCCCAGATACTCGCCGTAGGTGATCAAGGACGGATCCCCGTCGCCAATCAGATAGAGTTTCACGCCTGCGGCTTCGGCGGCTCGGCAGACGGTCTTCAGCCCTTTGACGGAGGTAAGACGCCCCACGTAGAGCACGTAATCTTCGACAGGGCGAGTGGAAAACTCGTCTTCGTGGAACCAGTGATACACCACATCATCGCCGGCCCTCCCGTATTCCATGCCGGTATAGCCGTGCGCCACGTGCCGCCACGCATGGCTCTGAAAGATCCGATAGGGCGCACAGACCCCGCGGTAGCCAATCGAATACTCCAGAAAGAATAATTCCTGATGCTGCGCCCACACCGCCGCTTGCGCCGTGCCAGCAATCGTGCAGAGCAGATCGCCGGGTTCCTTCCGCGCCTGGATGCCAGCCGCCGCTCGCACGTTGAAATGGACGAACATCGGGTTGCTGCCGTCATACCACACGGTATGTGCCGGTGCCTCACCGAGGAACTTCGTCCGCTCCGCATCGCTGATACAGGTGACGAGTTCCTTGCAGGGCGCATCCGTCGATTGCCCCCCATACAGGAACACGTCATACCCTAACTCGGTCAGCAGTTCAGAGAACCGCCGCGTAAATCCCGAAAACACGTCCAGGTAATCAGCCGCGACCGGCTGCACGTTGGGCGTGCTCAAGAGATGAACGCGACGGTTCGCCATCAGACTAGACCGACTTCGGCACCGTCTGCCACGCGCCTGCGGTCGAGCACCAGAAGATGTCCCCGAGGGCACCCGTGGTGGTAATGGTCACGGCCGTCGTGCCCGTGGTGCCATTGATCGACCCGCCGACGCAGTAGACACTCGCCGTGCCGCTGCTGGTGTTCTTGACGACGTATTGCGCCCCGACGACCGGCACCGGCAGATTGACGCCAGCCCCAGACGCGCCGGAGAGATTCAGGAACGCCGGCCAGGGAGCCGTCACGACCGCGGCATCCGTGCCCGTCGAGCCCGTGAGGGTGACTTCCTGCGCGTTCGTGATCGTGACCGGGGCGATCTGCACGTTCGCCGCCGGACCCGCCGGCCACGTCGCGTCATTCGCCAGCCCATACTGGACGCCTTCGCGTGCCGAGTGCGCCACGTTCCGCGATCCATTCCAGCCTGGGACAACGATCAGTGTGGGCGAGAGCGAATCATCGGTGATGAGGGCGTATTCGCCCGTGGCCCAGCGGAGCACCTTCAGCGGACCATTGGGGCCAGCCGAGGGCGCCGTATAGGCATTGAGCGTGATGCGCGTGGCCCCGAGGGCGACCGCGCCCGTGCTGTAGGTTGTGGTCAATGCCATGACGTTAGCCTCCCACCCGGCAGCCGAGTTCCTGCCGCAGGACTGCAACCCCGTAGAGCACATCGAGGCGCTGGATCCACTGGTCCGTCGTTGCCACGTAATCGCGGATAACGCGGATGCTCTTGCCCGACTTGCGTGACGCCGCTCTGAACGCCTTGTCCGTCCCACCCGGAAGCGGCATGTCCACCATCGCAATCGTGCCGAAATCACGGTGCACGAAGAGATTCTGTGGCGTCTGCACGCCCGAGATGTTCGCGAAGTTGGCCGCCGCCGTATCGAACACGTAGACGGCTGTGGAACTCGCCGGCATGTTCGTGACGTTCTGCAGCGAGGAACCCGAACTGATCATCGGGGTCAGGAAGGGAATCGTGATGGTGCCCGTGCTGTCCGAGACCGTGGCCGCGACGACGCGCTGGGCCGTCTTGCCCGTGCTCTGGAACGACTGCGGATTGACGCTGTTCACTGGTGTCGTGGTCGAAACGAACGAGACCACATCCCCGGCGTTCAGCGTGGTCGAGGTCCACGAACCCGTCACGATGCTGGTCGCACCGCTCGAGGGCGACGTGGTGACGGTGGGCGTCCCGCCGAGCGTGCCGACGGTGTGGACGTAGATGTTCTGATCCATCGTCCAGTTCGCGCCAATCGTCCGCTGCTCCATCATCGACCCCGACTCATACTGGTCGCTGATTTCCCGCGCCGCGTTGAACAGGCCCTTGAGGTTGTCCATGATGGACGCGTCCGCATCGGGGTTGTTCATGACGTAGCGTTTGCGATCCGCTGGGCAGGCCAGTGAATCCAGCTTCGTCTTGGCGCTCAGATACGTCGCCAGCGTGGTCGGGGTCACCCCCGGCGTGCCGACGAAGTTGTCTAAGCCCTGGGCGAGGTTGGCGCAGTCCTGGTCGATCAGGTTGCTGATCCGGACCACCTGCGGCTCGAGG